GCACAAGGATATCCCCAAGCATTTTTAACATGGGCTCAAGGCCAGGGTTTAATTTTAAACAGTGCCGGCGCTACGCAAAATGCGTATAATAGTTGGTTAGCGGCAGGTAGTCCAGGATCGGCTACTACAAGTGACTCGAGACCAGGTACGAACAGTTTCGGCGATCCAGTATCATACCTACCACCTCAACCGCGTCCGCCACGCGGAGGACGTATTTATACATCATTTAGTACGGTTGATGATATTTTGCCTAACAATGTTGATACTGTTACAAAAGGATTATTTTCATGTAATTCTGGAAGTATGTTAACATTTTATACAAGTTCATTAGGAACTTCAATACAGAATACATATTATCGTGAAATATATACTGGGGATTGTAATTGTAGTGGTCCTGGTACTGAACCGCAATTTTCTATTGCATATGGTAATTATGGCGGCTCCGGATCATTAGATCTAACCGGTAATCTTAATAATGATACCCCGTCTAGAGCCATATATGCACAATGGGCACAAACATTATTGAATCCGACCGATTATAAATTTACCATTAATGGCCGAGACACTGATAATATTTACGTATTAAATTTCAACAGAGCACGATGGAGAGAAAGAATCGATCCTGGAAACTTAGAAATTAATTTAACTAAACTATCTGGATCTTTCTTTGCAAATAATGTACATACTGGATCAAATGTGAAAGTTGATGGTACAAATGCGGTGTTACGATTAATTGATGATTCATCAACTACTTTAGGTACTATAGGCGAAGCTGGTAGAGTATACAATATTGTATCTGGTACTATTGACGGCGGTGCTTCAATTTTTAATGCTTCAGCTCCACAATACTTTGGATTATTTTATCCCGATTATGGTGTTGTAGTACTAGATGGAGATCGATTGAATCTATCTGCATCGTTTAATACAACTACAGGATCATTAGTGCAAGGCGATAATGCTTTAAAGATGTTTACCTCATTATCTGGGTCAGGCGCTATTAATAGTGGAGTTGCTACATACGGAATACAGGCACGATCATCAGAACATGTAAAATCTACATATTACTTTGTACGTGTAAAAAATGCCGAGTATAACTATACAAATAACCCTTCGTTTACAACAGGTTCATACGGAGATTTAAGATACGCAACTTTCTTCCAAGATCCTCAAGTATATATTACAACAGTAGGCCTTTATAATACCAATAAAGAATTGTTAGCAGTAGCTAAACTTAGTAAGCCAATATTGAAATCGTTTACTCGTGAAGCACTTATCAAAGTAAAATTAGATTTTTAATAAAATGATATGTCAGCTACACCATCTGTATTTAGACCGGTACGATTTAACGACGTACATGTACGACCCTTTAAAGCATATAAACAGTATACTGTCACAAATGTAACTGGTTTTACATGTAATAACGTTGCCAATACTAGTTCTGGCTATTATACTCGTGCCGCGGTACATAATACTAATAATATTCCGGTATTAAGTCAAGAAACAACTTTTTTATTAAACACTGACTTATCTAATCAGAATATCGAATGGCGTAGTTTAGATCATCGTTTTTATCGATATCCATATGACTGGGCTCGTTGTAGTGAGTTAACAGATATCAATAAAAACTATAAATTTTTATTTTACTCCGCTTCTACTATAGCTATTCCGCATTTAGAAGTTGGCGAACGTATAAAACCTGGAAGTGTTTATTTAACTAATTCTGTGAGTAGTCAATCAATTGAGTTACGTGATGATTTTAACGGCAATTTACGTGATTCACTTATACTAACTAGCTCGTTCGCGTCTGCTAGTTATTCACGTATGTATTATACATTCAATGATGCGTATCGTAGGTTTAATAGTAATTTCGGACTAATTGAAGCAGGTAATATTACATTTCAACGTCAAAACACGACAGTTAATAGTACAGTACGTAATGTAGAAATTCAGCCAGGTGTTACTTTAATTAACGGCGGATCGAATGTACATTCATCTGGATTATCTGGATATTTTAACGGATCTAGTTATATACGTTTAGCTAATAATGAAGTTTATAATAGATTTAATCATTGCGACCGATGGTCTATATCATTCTGGATTAATCCAGATTCAGCATCATTAAATAGTACAACAATACCAGGTGTTATTTTATCTAAAGGTTCGGTAGTTAGGCAACTACAACCCATACCTAACGGTAATAATACCGGTACAGTAGTGGGCTATGCCGATACAGTTATTAATCGTCCAAATCATTTAACAGAGCCATGGGTCGGTTATAAAACGCCTTTTGAAATAAGTGTAGGCACTGTATTAAATACATTTTATGTAACCCCTAACTATGTATCTGCTAGTTATACTGTAGCATCTGGTAATCGGCCGGCATTAAAATTTATCGCCAGTGATGGCAACTCAACAACTGAGTTATATGCTGGAATATCCGGTTCTATATGGCAACATTATGCTATTGTATATAACGGAGATTATATTGCAATATACCGAAACGGCGTATCAGAAGCTGTAAACTTTATACCAAAAGAAATAACAGTAAATATGGCTGATATCATGATAGGTGCTACTGATACTAATTATCGCCATGGTTATAAAGGCAATTTAGCTGAGTTACGTTTTTATGATTATTCATTAAATGATACTGCTATACAATCATTAGCTAATAGGCATTATTTATCTGGTTCATTATATCAAACTAATGTAGCGGGTAATGTATTTTATAGAAGCGACCAGATTGTTATAACATCGCCAATGCCAAAATATAATTCAGGATCTGGATTTTTTAGTGGAGATTGGAGTTTATCCTATAGAGGGCAACGTACTATTTATGAAAATGAAGTAATGGTACGTGTTCCTGCAGATGCTATGAATGTAAGTACCAATCCATCTGCTACATTTAGAATGGGTAGCGGACAAAATAATAATTGTAATACAGCTGGACCTGGAGCTGGAGCTGAACGATATAACGAGCCTGGCGAGTATCGTCTAACAGGATTTCTATCAGGTAGTATATATCCATATATCACTACAATTGGATTATATAATAACAAAGGCCAGTTATTGGCAGTAGGAAAATTAGCGGGCGCCGTACAAAAACGTGATGATATACCAACAAATATAATTCTTCGTTGGGATTACTAATCGACATATTTATATAAAAGGAACAAGTTATGGCATGGAATGTAAAGTCTAATATACGATCGAACGCTATCAAATACGGTTATCGCTCAGGTTTTGAACATAAGATATCTGAACAGTTAGAAGAATTGAATATAGATCCTATGTATGAACAAACTGTTATCAAGTATACAGTACCAGAACGTCAATCAAAATATACAGTTGATTTCACGTTGCCGAATGGGATACTAGTAGAAACAAAGGGTCGTTGGACTACAGAAGACCGTAAAAAGCACCTATTAGTTAAGGAACAACACCCGGAGCTCGATGTACGCATCCTTTTTCAGAGCCCAAAAACCAAGATTCGTAAAGGTTCGAAAACATCGTATGCAGACTTTTGTGATAAGCATGGAATTCAGTGGGCGGAAAAAAAGATTCCGGAAAGTTGGCTAATCTCTTGATCTTATGAGATTTTTTATATAAATTCATATTAATAAATTTTTATGAAAGTTAATGAATGAAACAATGTTATATAATAACGTTGCTAATCATATAATGTTATAATATTATAATGAGTAAGTACTCTTTAATCACTTTATTAGATTCTGTCTTAGGTAAAGGCAAAACGAATTCCAACGATAACATAGCTTATTGTTGTCCATTCTGTCATACTCAAAAGAAGAAGCTAGAAGTTAATCTTGTAACGCAGTACTGGCATTGCTGGGTTTGTAATGCATCTGGTAGAAAGTTAAGCGTCTTGTTTCGTAAACTAAATGTTCAACGCGATAAGATTGCTCAATTACTTAAACTAGTAGATGAGACGGAATATAAACCTACTAAGACTACAACAGATACTCCAGTTGTAACATTGCCAGAAGAATATCGTCCATTATGGGTACTGGATACAACATCTCCTGAGTATAGAAATGCTATTTATTATCTTAAGAATCGTGGTATCACTATTAAAGATATTCTTAAGTATAGAATGGGGTACTGTAGGAAAGGCCAATACGCTAAAAAAATTATAATTCCTAGTTACGATGCTAATGGGAGTTTAAACTACTTTGTAGCTAGAGCGTATTATGAGTCAGATATGTATAAACATAAGAATCCTAAAGTATCAAAGGATATAGTCGGGTTTGAATTACATATAAACTGGACTATGCCTATTATATTAGTAGAAGGAGCATTTGATGCAATTGCAATCAAACGTAACGTTATTCCATTGTTTGGTAAGACTATCTCAAATACTTTAAAGAAACGTATTGTTGAAAAAGGAGTAACGGACATTTACATATGTTTAGATTTAGATGCTCGTAAGCAAGCATTAGAAGCTGCCGAGTATTTTATAAGTAATGGAGTAAATGTATACTTTGTAGACTTAACAGATAAAGATCCTAGTAAATTAGGATTCTTAAAGATAAAAGAATTATTAGACTTGACGCCGCAGTTAACTGCAAATAAATTAATAGAAGAGAAAATACTATGTTTACTATAGATATTGGATTAGAGCATATCGATAAAATTTATCACATTGCAGATGTACATGTTAGGAATGTTAAACGACACGATGAATACCAGCAAGTATTTAAAAAGTTATATACTTACATTAAAAAGACAAAAACAAAAGATAGTTTAATTTATGTAGCTGGAGATATTGTTCACGCTAAAACAGATATGTCGCCAGAACTAGTACATGTAGTATCAGATTTCTTTCAAAGTTTAGCAGATATTGCACCTACTATAATAATTTGTGGAAATCATGATTGTAACCTTAATAACGCTAATCGGTTAGATGCCATTTCCCCTATTGTTAAGGCCCTTAACCACCCTCAATTACATTATCTTAAAGACAATGGGATATATAGTATATCTGACGTACACTTTAACGTAATGGCTATCTTTAATAAGCCATCTGAATACATTAAAGCTAAGGATTTTAATGGAAAATATAAGATTGCTTTACACCATGGAGCTGTAAATTTAGCACAAACTGATATTGGAATGACATTAAGCAATACACATGTCACAAATGAATTATTTGAAGGCCATGATCTAGTATTGCTAGGAGATATTCATAAGTTGCAATTCTTAGATAGTAAGAAAACGATTGCATATCCAGGTAGTTTAATACAACAAAACCATGGCGAAGCTTTACATCATGGAATATTGGTATGGGACTTGGCAACTAGTACTTCTGAGTTTGTTGAGCTTGTTAATGACCATGGCTATTATACATTTGAAATTGATAATGGTGTTATACTTAACCCATCAAATGATGTACCTAAGAAGCCGAAATTAAGATTAAAGGTTAAAGATACTGAAACGTCTGTATTAAAAACTATAGTATCAGAATTACGTAAGCAATATAAGGTGCAAGAGATTGCAATTCATAAAGTAAATGCCTTAAGTAATTATGATTCAAAGCAAAAAGTTAACTTCGGTGATATTCGAGATGTAGAATGGCAGAACACTGCTATTACAGATTACTTAAATGATGAATATGCTTTAGATGAAGAACTATTGGATTGTGTTAGACATATCAATCGTACTGTGCATGGTAAGTTACCTGAATCAGAAATAACTAGAAATGCATTATGGACTCCTAAAATGTTTGAGTTTAGTAACATGTTTAGTTATGGTAATGATAATGTCGTTGATTTTTCTACATTGAATGGGTCATATGGCTTATTTGCTCCGAATGCATCTGGAAAATCTACATTACTAGACGCTCTAGCATTTTGCTGTTTTGATAGATGTAGTCGTACTACAAAAGCTATACATGTATTAAATAATAAACGTAGTAATTTCGATTGTAAGTTTCAGTTTGAATTGGACGGTAAAGATTATTTTATACAACGTACTGGTAAAAAGAATAATAAAGGCCATGTTAAAGTCGATGTTAACTTTTGGGTTATTGATGAAAACGGTGAAGAAGTATTATTAAATGGAGACCAGCGCGATACTACAAATAAAATAATTCGTCAGTATTTAGGTTCATATGAAGACTTTGTATTAACAGCATTATCATTGCAAAGTAATAACACTGGGTTTATTGATATGTCACAACGTGAACGCAAAGAGCTACTTACTCAGTTTTTAGATATAGATGTGTTTGAGCAGCAATATCAAATAGCAAACGAAGAAATTCGTGAAACAGCTGCTTTAATTAGAGAATATAAACGTACGGATCATAGTACATCATTAGCGGAAGCTGGACAATCCATAACAAACTTATCTAAGTCGTTAGCAAATATTACTAAACAAAAGTCTGAGTTAGAATCTATGAAAGATGATCTAACTGAGATAGTTATTAGCATGACTAAAGAACTAAAGACTATCGGTACCGGTATTGAAAAGCCAGATAATATACGTGTTAAAGTCGATAAAAAACAAATTGAATTGGATAGTTTATCAGCACAGGCAGATGTTATAACAACTCAACTCGATACTGTAATTATCAATATTGATAGTACAGCTCATACACTTAGTGTATATGACTTAGATTTGTTGGATGCTGAAAAACAAGCGATACTAAATAATATTGATACACATCGCGAATTGACATCAAGAGAAAAGTTATTGGATATGGATATTGCGCATGCTGAAAAAATGGTTTCAAAATTGGAAAAACATCAATGGGATCCAAATTGTAAATATTGTATGGCTAATCCATGGTTACAAGATACTAAAAAAGCTAGTGAACGATTGCCTGAGTTACAAAAGGAATATACGACATTACAAGCAGAGATTGTTGCAATTTGGCCACAATGTGATATGTATAATGTTAATAAGGCTTATATAACAATAGAAGAGTTAAAAAATCTTCAAGGAAAATATATTTTAAAACAGTCGGAGTTACAACTAAGAGACCAAAAATTAAAATCGGCAATTCAAAACATTAATTCGGAGTTACAAGAATTAAATCGATTCTTAAACGACTCATTGCAACATATCGATGACCTTAAATTTAATGAGGAAAAGAGTGAAGAGATTCTAGAGCATCAACAAGAGATTGCTGGTTTAACAAATGAAATTAAATCATTAGAAGCAAATATTTTACAGATATCAGGAAAGATCTTAATGGCGGAACAAGCTAAGCATGATGCAGAAAAAGCTATTACAAGATTACATGATCTAGAAATACAGTATAAAGGCTATGAATATTATTTGTTATCGGTTAAAAGAGATGGAGTGCCGTATCG